ACCCCGCCTCGCTACCCTGACCTCGCGACCCTCGTGCGAATCACGTGAGTGATAGAAATTAAAAATGCCTGCAATTAAATCTAAGTGGTGGTGTTTCACAGTCTTCTTCGTTGCTGCTAGTGCACCAGATTTGGTGGCACTGTTCGAGAATACTGCTGTCAGTTACGCTTGCTGGCAGGAAGAGGAGTCTCCGACGACGAAGCGTCGGCACTTGCAGGGTTATCTGCAGTGTAAGGGTGATAGGACCTTGAATCAGGTGAAATCATTATTCGGGGATTTGAATCCCCATCTTGAGAAGCAGCGAGCTCGTAAGACCGACGATGCTCGCGATTACTGTATGAAAGAAGAAACTAGGGTTTCTGGCCCGTTTGAATTTGGGGATTATTGCCCCGCCGGCAGTCATAAGAGGCGACAGAGGGATTCTGTAATTAGGTCTCCGGTGAGAATGGCTGAAGAAAATCCGTCTGTATTCCGACGAGTTAAAGCTAAGATTGCTGAGGAAGAATTCCAGAAGTCCGCTCCTGAAATTCAAATTTCAAATTTGAAATCTTGGCAACTGCGCCTGCAACAGTTGCTGTCTAGGGACCCAGATGACCGCACTATCATTTGGGTTTATGGGTCCACTGGTGGAGAGGGCAAATCCACCTTTGCCCGGGACCTGTATAGAAGTGGGTCCTGGTTCTATACACGTGGAGGATCTGCAGCTGCAGATAATGTAGCTTACCAGTATATTGGGTGTTTAGGAAATAATATTGTATTTGATATTCCTCGAGATAAGAAGGATTATCTACAATATAGTTTAATAGAAATGTTTAAGGATAGATTAGTAGTCAGTAATAAGTATGAGCCTTTAATGGCCCCTATGCTTAACTGTATTCATGTAGTAGTTATGTCTAATTTTCTTCCTGATTTTGATAAGATTAGTACTGATAGAGTCCATGTAATCCCTTGTATTCCATGTGGTGCTTGTTTTAAGCATCATGATCATAATATAAAATGTGAGGAGTATTTGGATTAAATATGTGTTGTAATAAAAAACTAAACAATGTATATAAGAAAAGAAGGCCCCGCAGGGGCCATATAAAAAATATTTTGCTTCTTGAAAACAAGAAGGAATGAAATGAAAGAAATATATGTGGGTCCCACATGTTGCAATAAAAAATAAAGTATATAAAATAAAATAAAACAATAATAGTTTGTAATTGGGCTATTATTTTTAATGGGCCTTGTGTTGAATTCTTTTGGTTATTTTGATTTAGTCCATTAGTGAGCGCACTGTAGATTTTGCGGAAGGACCTATTTGCAATTTCTCAATAGTTGGAAACACGCGGTGGCATTTTTGTAATTATTTGATTGTCCGTACGGGTCTCTAGGATATAAATACGAGGCGGGCATAGTATT